ATGTTTAATAGAAAAAGCATCTATGCGCTGAATAAGAAAGACCCCGATGCCATCGTTTATATGGACGCCAATGAAGTCATCGTCCGCCTGACCCGCGAGGACTTTGCCAGCGAGGAAGAATTCCTGAAATGGAAATCTTGGTCGGATGGAAACTACCGCACTGAGGACAATCAGGATGTGGTAGAGGGGAAACACAATACGTCCATTGATGACCTGTCCGAAGCCGCACTTTCCATTCCTGCCATTGATGTGGTTATGGATCGCAAGCACGAGAAAGCTGAACGGCGCAGAGTGGCTTCCGCGATGGTTTCTCAGATTAGGGACAAGCTGACGGAAACACAGTTCCGCAGGTTTTGGATGTACTACGTTGACGGAATGACCGTTGATGAAATTGGGCGGATTGAGGGCATCAGACACCAGAACATTTCCAAAAGCATTGGCTCCGCAATGAAGAAAATCAAAAAATTTTTCCCGTAAGCTCAAAAACAGGGTGCAAAAATGCCCTAAAAAAGATGATAGGTGAAGGGACATTCTCCACGAAGCCTTTCGTTGAACGTTGAAAACTGAATAGACCATGATGCAGGCACAAAACCCGCGTGATAGCGGCATAAGGTGCGCCGCCACGACGATGGCTTCAAGGAGGTGATTCCGGAAAAGCCATCCGAGCGATCTACGCAGCCTTAGACCCGATTCGGCAAATCGGGCGCGATGACAGCGCGGCGGATAATGAAACTTGCTCACGCCCTCCCACAGACTTGAGGGGGAACCCTGCGGTATGCGCCAGCTCTTTGAGGCAGCGGTATCGTGGAGTTATGACAGCCCTGCCAAGGGCGGCCTGCATCATGCCCACTATCCGGGGCGCGTGGCAAATAGGATGGATCTTCTCAAATGGACAAGCAGAGCGGCTGCGCCGGTATTCGCCATTATGTTATGTGGCTCCAATTCTACCCGCGCAGCCGCCTCTCAAAGTCAGATACCATGCGCTGACGGCCTTTCCGTCAGCGCATTCATGTGACCTTGAGGAACCCCACCAAACCGAGAAAGGAGATCGCCATGATGCAGCCAACGCCAAACGAATCCCGAATCCACACGGATGAGCTGGTGGACATCCGGGAAGTATCTGTTGACAAAAATCTTCCCAAGGAAGAACGCATTGCCGCCTTTATCCGCCAGATTAAAAACCCCTACCGCTTCCGCTGCGGCGATTTTGTGGTAAACGCCTGCTTTGCCGGGAACGGCGTTACGTTGGAGGAATGTCTGCAAGGCATTTTGCGCTGAGCGACATCCTCGCTTTTTTCCGCAGAGAGTGCTATGATTGGTGTGGAAAAGGATGAAAACCAAATAGCCAGATAACCACTCTTTTCATGCGGGAGCAGTCCGGGAGAAAGGAGTGCTTTTTCATGCCTAAATACAAAGCTACCGCTTATATCCGCCTGTCCTACACCGACGATCATTCCAGCGAAAGCGACAGCGTTTCCAATCAGCGCAAGCTCATTGAAAACTTTGTGGAGCACAACCCGGATATTGAGGTCGTTTCCGAAAAGATCGACGATGGATACAGCGGCATCATCTTTGACCGCCCTGCGTTCAAGGAAATGATGCAGGATGTCACCGACGGCAACATCAACTGCGTCATCGTAAAAGACCTCTCCCGCTTAGGGCGCGAGTACATCGAAACTGGCCGTTATCTGCGCCGGGTATTCCCGGCCTACGGGGTGCGCTTCATCGCCATCACCGACAGCATCGACACCGCCCACGACAGCGGCGATGATCTGACCGTATCGGTCAAGAACATTATGAACGAAGCCTACTGCCGGGACATTTCCATCAAGACCCGCACCTCACTGGACGTGAAGCGGCGCAACGGCGATTTCGTCGGCGCGTTCCCGGTGTACGGCTACATGAAAGCCGAGGACAACAAGAATTTGCTCGTCCCTGACCCCTACGCCGCCCGCGTTGTCTGCGACATCTTCCGTATGCGGCTGGAGGGCGCAAGCGCCTCCAAGATCGCGGCGGAGCTGAACCGGCTGGGTATTCTCTCACCGCTGGCATACAAGAAGAACAACGGCCTGCCCTACGCGAAAAATGGCTATGCGGACAAGGCCGACTGCAAGTGGTCGGCTACCACCATCATCCGCATCTTGCAGGATGAAACCTATACCGGAACGCTGGTGCAGGGCAAACAGGGTACGCCGCATTACAAGATCAAGCAGATGGAGCAGCGCCCCGCCTCCGAGTGGGTGCGTGTCCCGGATGCCCACGAAGCGCTGATCGCCCGTCAGGATTTTGAGCTGGTGCAGCGCATCAAGGAGCTGGATACCCGGACTTCTCCCAACGAGGACACGGTGTACCTGTTCTCCGGTATTCTGATCTGCGGGTGCTGCGGAAGCCGCATGACCCGCAAGACCAACCGTGCAAACGGCAAGGAGTACCACTACTATTATTGTCCCACCGGCAAGAAAAAGGGCTGCGCCCATCCGGTCATGCTGAAAGAAAGCAGCCTGATCGACTGTGTGCGGGACAGCCTGAAAGCCTATATCGGCAATATTGCTTCGCTGGAGGCGCTGCTGACCGGCATTGACCAGTCCAGCATCAATCAGGCGCTTGCCAAGGAATACAGCGACCACATTACCGACAACGAGCGCCGGTTGGAGCAGGTGCTGGAGTTCAAGGCAAGGCTTTATGAGAGCCTTGTGGGAGGTATGCTTACCAAGGAAGAATACGCCTCCTATAAGGCCAAGTACACCAAGCAGGCCGAGGACATCCGCGAGAGCGTCCGCGTTCTCAAGGAAAAACTCACGGAGGTTTTGGAAAACAGGAGTGAGCGCAACCGCTGGATTTCACAGTTTACGCAGTTCTCCACGCTGGAAACCTTAGACCGCAGGGCGCTCATTCACATGGTACAGAGCATCCGCGTCCGTGGCAAAAAGGAGCTGGATATTACCTTTACCCATGAGGACGAATACAAAAAGGCGTTGCAGCTTCTGGCGATGGCAGCGCAGCAGAAAGATTACAAACAGAGAAAGGTGGGCTGAGCATGGCGAGAAAAAGCAGAAAAGAAACGGCTGCGGTGGCCGTGCAGGAGGCCGACGCCGCTTGCCGCGCCGCGATCTACGTCCGCCTTTCGGTGGAGGATACCCACACGCACAGCGTATCCATTGAAACCCAGCAGATGATTATTGCCCGCTATCTGGAACAGTACCCGGAGATCAGCGTGTACGATACCTACATCGACAACGGTGCGACCGGGACAAACTTCCACCGTCCGGGCTTTCAGCAGATGCTCTCGGATATTGAGGCCGGTCATGTAAACTGCGTGATTGTCAAAGACCTTTCCCGTTTGGGACGGAACACCATCGACACCGGCTATTACATCGAGCAGTATTTCCGCATCCGCAACATCCGCTTTATTGCGGTCAACGAAAACTTCGACACCGCCGCCCCGGAGGACGCCCATTCCGGTATCATCATCCCGCTGCGGAACATGATAAACGAAGCCTACGCTTTGGACATCGGGCGAAAGATCAGGGCGCAGCAGCGGCAGGCCATGAAGGACGGCAAGTTCATTGGTGCGCGTACTCCCTACGGCTATTTGAAAGCGGAGGACGATTGCCACCAGCTTATCATCGACCCTGTTGCCGCCGTTGTGGTGCAGCGGATGTTCCGCTGGGCTTCCGAGGGCGCTGGCCTCAATACCATCGCCGTGCGGCTGAATGAAGCGGGTATTCTCACTCCCAGCCACCATAAGAAGATGCAGGGCAAGATCACTCACGAAAATTTGCTCGGCAGCGGCAAGTGGCAAACCCGAACAGTTGGCGTTATTCTCCGCTCCGAGGTCTACACCGGAGATCTCGTTCAGGGGCAGACCAAAACCGTGGATCACCGGCAGGTCAAGGCCGATGCCGAGGAATGGACGGTGGTGCGGGACACCCATGAGGCCATCATCAGCCGGGAACAGTTCGCGGCGGTGCAGGAAATTCTCAATCAGACTGCCAGCCGCGCCAAGGCGCGGGAGGTCAAAGCCTTCACGCCGAATCTTTTCAAAGGCAAGGTGTTCTGCGCCCATTGCGGCGGCAGCCTGCACCGGCAGCGGAATATCCGCAAGAAGTCCGACGATGTGTACTTCTACCATTGTCTGAGCAGGAGCCGAATCAGCAAGGATGCCTGCCCCGGCGTGACCATCCGCGAGGATGCGTTGCTGGATATGCTGGCAGATATGCTTCAGGACGCGCTTGATACGGCGCTGGGGCAATACACCCTCTCTCTTGCGGAGCTGCCCCGGCAGGCCGCTGACCGCGCTGAGCTGCGGGAGAAGATCACCAGCCGCAAGCAGGAAATCCAGCGGCTTCGCGGTATCGTGCGGAGCTTATATGAAAACCTCGTCCAAGGTGTTCTTACCAAGGATGAATACTTCGACTACAAGGAAAAGTACGAAAGCCGCATTGCCGACCTCGCCGTGGAAATGGAGCAGTTGGAGGACGGCCTGCGAACGATGGATACGCAGCTTGAGCAGCACCGGGCGTTGGAACAGGACGCCGCACAAATCAAGACCGACCGTGCGCTGACCGGCGCACTTATCGAGCGGCTGATCGACCGCATCGAGGTATCCCACGACAAGCAGATCACGGTGCGCTATCGCTTCCAGAGCGAGTTTGAAACCTACGCGGAGGTGCTGGAACAATGCAGAAATATGTAATCGCCCTCTACATCCGCCTCTCCATCGAGGATTACAAGTACGACAGCCTGAGCATTGAAAATCAGAGCCTTGTTCTCCATGAATATGCGGCATCCATGCCCGAAGCCATGAACGCGGAGATCATGGAGTTCATCGACAACGGGTACAGCGGCACGAATTTTGAGCGTCCGCAGGTACAGAAGCTCATTGAACTGGTGCGGGCCAATCAGATCGACTGCATCATTGTCAAGGATTTTTCCCGTTTCGGGCGCAACAGCATTGAAACCGGCTACTTTATCGAGCGCGTGTTCCCGCTGTTCCATACCCGCTTCATTTCCATCAGCGACGATTTTGACAGCAGCAAATTCAAGGGTGACACCGGCGGCATGGACGTAGCATTCAAGTATCTCATCAGCGAATATTACAGCCGCGATATGTCCATCAAGACCAAGAGCGCCAAGTACGCCAAGATGCAGCGCGGCGAGTATCAGAGCAAAATCTGTCCCTACGGCTATCGCAAAAGCGCCGATGGCAGAATGGAGCCTGACCCGGAGGCCGCTGCCGTTGTGCAGCTCATCTTCCAGCTTGCCGCCGAGGGCATCAACGCCACCGCCATCACACGGGAGCTGTTCCGCAGAAGCATCCCTACCCCCGGCCAGTACAAAGCGGCGCACGGCAATCATACCCACGATATTTCCCGCTGCCACGGGATTTGGAGTGCATCCACCATTCTCCGCATTTTGGAGGACGAACGCTACACCGGCGTGTATGTGATCGGCAAGCGGGCGGTTCTCGAAGTAGGCGGCACCAGAAGCCGCCTGAAGGACAGAGAATCGTGGTACATCATCCCCGACCATCACCCGGCCATCGTTGAGAAAGCTGTATTTGATACCGTGCAGGCCCGCCAGCTCCGCTTTTCCCAGCCAAACAAGAAAAAGCGGGACTACCCGCTGAAAGGCAAAGCCTTCTGTGGCTGCTGCGGTCATGCGCTGTCCCGCACCATGCAGAAAACCTCATATTATCACTGCCGCCATTCCGAGGCGGACGTAGAAAGCCGCTGCCACAAGATGCGCCTGAACGCCGCAGAGCTGGAACAGACGATATTCCTGACGCTGAAAAAGCAGATGGAATCCGCCGCGCCGCTTGCCACTGACGGTACGCTTCGGGTGGATGCTTCCGTACCGGAACGCACCGAATATGAGCAGCAGATCGAGGCGCTGCAAGACGGTAAGCGCGCCTTGTATGAACGCTATCTCATGGGCGAGATCGACCTGAACACCTACAAGGCAGAAAAGGCCGCGTGTGACGAGCTGCTTTTGAAAACGAAAAACGCCTATGCCGCAGTATTGGCACAGGCGAAACAGAAGCAGGACGAACAGGCACGGCAGGACAGCCGCAAGGAAGCGTCCAAGGCGATTTTCGATGCGGACGCACTGACCACCGAGCTGGCCGAGCTGCTGATCGACCGGGTGCTGGTGTACCCTGATAAGCGCATTGAGATCGCATACAAAATCCAAGACATTTTCGATTGAGGTAATAGACATGAAAACTGCTTTCTATTGCAGAGTGGACGGACAGGGCTTCGGCTTTGTCCTCCCCGATGAAGCTGACAAGCTCCGCGAGTTTTTCGCCGAGCATCAGGATAAGCCTGCGCTTGAAAATCCATCAAGCGCAAGCTAAAAATTTTTGTCGTGTGCTTGACATACGGGTGCCGCAGGTCATGAAAGCGAATATGCCGCAGATGGTTTTGCTGAAGCGTCAGCTCAAACATCGCTGATACCCTGTTCGGATTCAGCA